GAGCAACCAGACGGTCATCCCCGTCCGCCAGCGGCCCCTCGTCTCCGTCACCTCCATCACCGGCGCGGGCGGCGGCGTCATCGACATCTCCGCCGGCCTTGACCTCGACACCAACGCCGGGCTCATCCGCCGGCAATTGGGCCTGCCGTTCTACGGGCCGTTCTTCCAGTGGCTGCCACAAGTCACAGTGACATATGTCGCCGGGTGGGGCACGTCCGTCCCCGCCGCGTTCAACACCGCCGCGCGGATCATCCTGCAGAACCTGTGGGACACCCAGCGGGGCACCGCGGCGCTCCCCATGACGGCCGGGGAGATGGTCACGCCGCCCGGGTTCGGGTTCGCCATCCCCAACAGGGCCGCGGAGCTCCTCGACGGCTCACAGGGCGGCATGCCCTACGTGTCCCAGGCGTACGTGTGATGGGTCCCCGCCTATCCGCGTCGGCCAGGGCAAGGCATCGTCCCCTTGCGGGGCTGCGGACGCCTGCGCGCAGACCTGATCCTAGTCCGGGAGGGCCGCAGTGAGCGCCACCCGGTTCACCGACGCGATCACCGCGCTGCTCGCCGCGTACAACGCCGCCGCGCCGCTCGCCGGGGTCCCCGTCTACGACGGGCCGCAGCCCACCGGCGCCGCCGACACCGACTTCATCATCGTCGGCCACGACGCCACCACCGACGCCGCCGGCACCCTCCAGGCCACCGCGCTCGCCGGGAACTACACCCAGGACTGGGCCGACACCACCACCGGCCGCGAGGAACAAGGCACCGTCAACTGCCTCATCGTCTCCCAGACCGGCGACGCCACCGACCTGCCCGGCCGCCGCGCCCGCGTCAAGGTCCTCCTCGCCGCCGCCGAGGACGCCGCCGCCGCAGCCGTCGTTACCCACCTGACGTTCGACGGGACCACCGACGGGCGGTTCATCTACCGGCAGAGCCAGGGCGGCGCGGCAGTGATGTGCGCCTACCGGGTCTCCTACTCCGCGCCGTGGGGGTGACATGCACCTGCCGTGGCGGGACGTGCCACCCGGCCTGGGCCGGCCGCCGATCCCGACGTCCATGACCGGCGCCGAGGGCGCCGCGCTGGCCCGGCTCGCCGCCGGCCGGGACGTCCTGGAGATCGGGTCCGCCTTCGGGTACAGCGCATGCGTCATGGCGCTGAACCAGGCCACGTCGGTTACCGCGGTCGACCCGCACGCGTGGCTGGCCTCATACCCGGCGATGCTGTCAAACCTGGAGGCATGCGGCGTGGACGGCGTGGTGACGGTCATCCGCGGCCAGTCCCCCCGCGCCCTGGACGGTCTCGGGCCGTTCGGGCTCGTGTTCATCGACGGCGACCACGGGTTCGAGGCGGTCACCGCGGACGTGGAAGCCGCCCGGAAAGTCCTCGCCCCCGGCGGCATCCTGGCCGTGCACGACTACCTCGAGGCGTGCTGCTGTCCCGGCGTCCGCCACGCCATCGACGCGCTGTTCCCCGCCGGCCCTGATGAGATGGTCGACACGATGTTCGTGGTGACGCCGTGAAAGTCCTGGTCACCGGGTCGGCCGGGTTCATCGGGCGGCACCTGTGCGCGGAACTGACCCGCCGGGGCCACGAGCCGGTCCCGTTCGACCGGCCCGCCTATGACATCAGGTCAGCGGCCGACGTGGAACGCGCCCTGGCCGGCCGTGACTTCGGCGGGATGGTGAACCTGGCCGGGATGCTCGGCACCCCGGAGCTGTTCGGCGCCGAGGGACTGGCCGCCGAGACGAATATCCTCGGCGCGCTGAACGTCTACGACGCGGCCGCCAGGCGCGGGATCCCGGTGGTGCAGATCGGCACCGGGCACAAAGGGCAGCCGAACCCCTACGCGATCACGAAGGCGTGCGCGGAAGACCTCGGCCTGGCCCGCGCCCGGTGGCTCGGCGAGAAGATCGCCGTGGTCCGCGCCTACCACGTGTACGGCCCGGGGCAGCTCCCGGGTCCCCCGTACGGGCACGCGCCTGTGGATAAGTTCTTCCCGACGTTCGCGTGCCGGGCGCTGTCCGGGCAGCCGCTCGAGTTGTGCGGCGGCGGCGGGCAGCTCATCGACCCGGTACACGTCTCGGACGTCGCCGTGGCGCTCGCTGACGCCATCGGCGGCCCGTACGGCGACGTGACCGAGGCCGGCTGCGGGAAGCCCGTCAGCGTGCAGCAGGCAGCCGCGGACATCATCGCCGCGTCGGGCCGCGCGCCCATGCTGATCGGCGCACCAGGCCGGCCGGGTGAACCGCGAGACGCCGAGGTCGTGGCCGAGACGCCCGCCTGCCGGAACCCGTGGCCCTACCTGGTCCCCGAAACCGTGGAGTGGTACCGGCAATGGCTGACCCGCTCGTAACCGCCGTCACGCCCACCTGGCAGCGGCACGACCTGCTGCTCAACCGGTGCGTCCCGTCGGTCGCCGCGCAGGACTACCCGGCCATCGAGCACATCATCGTGTCCGACGGCCCGGATCCGGTGCTGCGGGAAGAGTTCGCCGGCCGGTCCGCGTGGGCGGCCGTGACCCGGTTCGAGGAACTCCCGGAGCATCCCCCGCAGGCGCAATGGGGGCATCACGCGCGGCTCCACGGCATCGACCTGGCCAAAGGCGACTACATCGCCTACCTCGACGACGACAACTCCTGGCACCCCGACCACGTCCGGCTCCTCGTGAGTGCCCTCGAGGAGACCGGCGCCGGGTTCGCCTACGGCAAGACCGCCATCCACGGCCGCGGCGAGTACGTGGTCGGCTCGGACCCGCCGGTATGCGGCCAGATCGACACCAGCAGCATCATCCACCGCCGCGGCCTCCTCGACCTCGCCACATGGCGGTGGCACCCCGGCATCCCCACCATCGACTGGGACCTGACCGAACGGTGGATGGCCGTCGGCGCGACGTGGGTACACGTGCCGCAGGTCACCGCAGACTACTACTTCCAGTGAGGACCCCGTGCGCCTACCGGGTCTCCTACTCCGCGCCGCGGGGTTAAGTCCCTGGCCAGGTTGACGATCGCGTACTCGAAGACCGGCAGATCATCATCGCTGGTGTACCCGGTGCGCCTGAACGGGATGAACGTGCCGCCAGTCGTCAGGCGCACGAACACCATGCCGTCAGCGGACGGCTTCCCCACCTCCGCGCGCATCTCGTAGTTGCCGGGGCCACGTAGCAGTACAAGCACGCTTAGGAGCTTAATGCGCTGGCTGCTGATCCACCCCGGGCCCTCCTGGTCCGTCGCCGACGTGTTCAACGGCTGGTCCGAAGCCCTCACCGGACTCGGCGAGACCGTCGAGGAATACCCCCTCGACGCGGCACTGAGGTTCTACAACTCCGCGCTCGCCGAAACCGGCAACGTGCTCCCGTGCGGCTGCCGCGAAGTGCGGAAATACCTGGACCGCGACCAGGCCGCCCGCCTCGCCATCGACCCGATCCTCGCCGCCGCGAACCGGTTCTGGCCCGACGTGATCCTCTGCACCTCCATGTTCTTCATGCAGCCGTGGCTGCTGGAGATCCTCCGCGACCGCGGCCACAAGATCGTCATGCTGATGACGGAGAGTCCTTACCAGGACGACTTCCAGCTGAAGGCGGCGGCCTACGCGGACCTGACGCTGCTGAACGACGCGGTGAACCTGGACGCCTACCGGGAGATCGGCCCGGCCGTCTACATGCCGCAGGCGTACCGGGAGACGGTGCATTACCCGCCGCCGTTCGGCGCCGCACCAGAGTATGACCTGGCGTTCGTCGGGACCGGGTTCCCGTCCCGCGTCCGGTTCTTCGACCAGATGGACCTCGCCGGCCTCAACGTCCGCCTGGGCGGCCTGTGGATGGACCTCCCCGAGAACTCCCCGCTCCGCGACTGGACGGCCATCACCGACGACAAGGGCGACTGCGTCGACAACCACGAGGTCGCCGGGATCTACCGCAGGTCCCGCACCGGGATCAACTTCTACCGCCGCGAGGCCGAGGACGGCCACGCCGGGGAAGGGTGGGCCATCGGCCCCCGCGAGGTCGAGATGGCCGCGTCCGCGCTGTGGTTCGCCCGCGACCCGCGCCCCGAATCCGACGAGCTGTTCCCCATGCTCCCCGCCTACGCCACCCCCGCCGAGGCGTCAGAACTCATCCGCTGGGCCATCGCCCACCCGGACCAGCGCGCCAAGGCCGCGTACAAGGCCCGCGCCGCGGTCGCAGGCCGCACCTTCACCGAGCACGCCAAGCAGCTGCTCCGGTTGCTCGACCGGCAGCCCGTCACAATGTAGGGGAGAACAAGATGCCATCAACGAGGCGGCACGGCCGGAACGGGCAGATCTACCTGGGCCTCACCACCGGCACCGCCGCGGTACCGATACCGTTCCAGGCGGCCTGGTCGATCAACAAGGCCAGCGACCGCGACGAGGTCACTGCGTTCGGCGACGCCAACAAGACGTATGTGGGTGGTCTTCCAGATGCGAGTGGGGATTTTTCGGGCTTCCTCGACGCGGGCACCTCCCAGACGTACGTGGCCGCGTCAGACGGCCTTTCTCGAAATTTCTATCTATACTGGGATGCAACTAATGATCCTAGTTCCTACTTCTACGGCACAGTGCTATGTGATTTCAGTGCCGACGGTGCAGTCTCGGGGCCTGTGAATTTTAAAGCGACCTGGGCGGCGGCCGGTCCTGTGGTCCGTTACACGCAGTGGGGCGGCATCAACACCTGAGCCAGTTCCCGGTCCAGCTCCGCCGCCACGGCCGGGGAATGGGCGACCCCGTGCGCGACCCGGGCGGGATCCCATTCGGTCAGCAGGCGGGCGTTCTTGGTGCTGTTGCAATGGGCGCAGGCGGGGACGAGGTTGCCCTCGGTCTCTAGTCCGCCTCGTGAGAGTGGTCGTACGTGGTCGATGCTGGCAGCGGGTGCGCCGCAGTAGACGCACGGGCCGGAAGCGAGGATGGCGAGGTAGACCTTCCGTGGCAGGGGGCCGTCGATTTGCGCGGCGAGCCGGCGGATGCGCCGCTGGGCGTTGTACACGCTGGCCCTGCCTGAGCAGGTGAGGCATTCCAGGTAGCCCGCGGCGCGGAAGGTGGTCCCGCAGGTTATGCACTGCCGTTCGGTGGTGCGGCAGACTGAGCATTCGCGCTGGTCGCCGCGGAAGTCGCGTCCGCATGTCTCGCACTGGCGTGTCGTCACGCGGCACGACCGGCAGACGGTGTGTCTGCCATCAATGAATGACTGGCGGCAGAGGGTGCATTCTCTTTCGGTGGCTGAGCATTGCCGGCAGGTCAGTGCGGTGTTGCGGAATCGCCTGCCGCAGGCGCATTCGCGTTGCACGCGGGCACATGATGGGCACGTGTTCTTGTTGCCGCGGAACGTCTTGCCGCAGGCCGCGCATAGCCGTTCGGTGCTCAGGCACTGTGCACAGGTGCGATTGATCCCGTGGAAGGTCTTGCCGCAGATCTTGCACGGCCGGTCGCTGGCCCGGCAGTCGTAGCATTTGCGGCCACGGCCGCGGAACTGCTTCCCGCAGGCGGTGCATGCACGGTCAGTGGTGCGGCAGGGGTTGCAGACCTGGTTCGTTCCGCCGCGGAAGGTGCGCCCGCATTGGGTGCATGTCTTCTCGGCACCCCTCATGACGGGATGTCGCGGGGGTCCTGGATTTCCAGGCCGAGGATCTCGATGATCCGGTTGGTGGCGACGCGGGCTTCCTTGCTGGTGTTCAGATACTGCATGTCGTCGTCCAGCGGCCACCCTTGGTAAGTGCGTTCTACGACGTCGCAGATCTGGCCGTACTGCTCGGCTGTGACGTTCACGGCGTGCTCCTTCCGTCAAGTAGCGGACCCACGGCCTTGCCCATCTCGCGCAGGTGGAGCCACGCATCGACACTCTCGCATATGAGGTCGTTCATGTTGACGGAGCGTTCCGCCGCCGCGACCTTCAGCCGGTGATGCAGGTCCGGGGGCAGTTTCGCCATGAACCTGATTCGCTCATCTTGCTTATCCATATAAGCGAGCTTAGCACGATGGCACCCAGGAGGAAAGGCACCATGCCCGGACTTGCCGATGCGGCGGCGGAACTGGAAGCGCTCGCGTTCCGGCTGCGCCGCGCCGGGGACACGGAGCTGCTCCGGGAGGTCACCAGGGCGATGCGCGACGCGGTCGTCCCGGTACAGGCCGAGATCCGCGCCAACCTGGACCCGCACCTCCCCAACCGGTACGCCGCCGTCCTTGACGCCGACGTGCGGCTCGGCGTCAACGTCCGCACCGGCGACCGGGACCCCGGCGTGGCCCTGGCCGGCGCGACACGCGGGAAAGCCCGCAAGCTCCGCAGCCTCGACGCCGGCGAACTCCACCATCCCGTCTTCGGCGACCGGGAGGTCTGGAAGGCACAGGGGGCACCGTCGGTGCAGCCCGGCTGGTTCAGCGGCCCCGCCGAAGCCGCCGGGCCGAGAGTCCGCGACGGGATCGAACGGGCACTGGCAGACGTCGCCGGCAGAGCAGTCAAGGGAGCCTGAGTGAAAGTAACGATCGACGGCCAGGTCTACGAGTACGACGGCACCAAGGGGCCGGTCAGCGAGGCCCTGTGGATCGAGCACGTCTACAAGCGGAACTACGGCCAGTGGCAGCAGGACCTGGCCGAGGGATCGGCCAGGGCGTTCATCATGCTCGCGTGCCTCATCTGGAGGCGCGAAGGGCGGGACGTGAGCACGGCGTACCAGGACGTCATCGACGGCAAGATCGGGTTCGACATCGACGAGATGGCCCGGTCGATGGCCGAGTCGGCTCTAGCCGAGGAGGCGCGGACTGAGGCGGAGAAGACGCAGGCCGGGGACCCTACGATGCCCGGGGAATCCTCGGCCCCGGCTGGTTCACCTACGACAGGCACCGGTATCTTGCCCTCTTCGCCCGCGAGTTCCACATCCG